GATTTTTGTTGTTGGTTAGCAAATTGGTCAAGAGCTTGTCCGACACGAGGGGTAAGTTTAGATTGAATGACACAAGTTCTAAGAACTGAGCCTTTTGGTCTGCGAGCCATATTGTTTATGGATTTTTTAAATATAATACAATTATAGCAAATGTAAACCACCCCTTAAATATATTGTTGGCCTTTGATTCCAAAGTTTTGTTTTTAACTTAATGTAGCCATTATCTTTTAAAAACTTTGTAAACTCTCGAGAGATTTCTTTTGGTGTAAGAACTTCAGAACCATGGCTATAATTATCAAAATGACCGATACTGTCAGGCTTGAAAGCATTAGCACAGACCAATATTTTTGGATTACAATATGTTAAAACGTCTGTAAGATGATTTATCGGGTCAGGGAAATGTTCGAAATATTCTGAAGCGAAAACAAATTCAATATCTCTAGGCAGTTTTTTTAGATCATCTATCAGTTTGTAGTCGTATTCTTCAGAAAGTAATTTATTAAATTTCCATTGCGTTGTATCAGGTAAATTAGTTCCGTAAACAATATTTTTAGGGAATGTTTGCTTTAATGCAGCAGTTGACATTCCTACACCATTACCGAGATCTACTATGTTTGTATAATCTTTAATTAATTTTTTAAATCCAAATGGTGGTACATTTCGATTATTTTTAAGATCATTTATATATTTGCGTGCATAAAAATCCCAACAACACCATACTTCTGCTAAATAAATGTCCTCAGAATAACAATCGTAGTCAGGTTTATCTTTTTTTCGCACGGAATTATACCAACGTGCTTCTAAATCAATCAGACTTTTTGCTGCTTTTATTCCTTTTTTGCCACCATCTGCAAGAAAGGCATTAGTTTGTGCAGCAGTTTGTGCAATTTCGTATGCTTTTGTATCCCCCAACCCTACTTGAGTTAGGAGATAGTAAAAGTATTTGATACCTACTGACCCTTTCAGAGTCAGTAGGTCAGGTTTGTTTGTCATGCAGTAACAAGCATTTGTGTTTCTAGATATTCAAGGAACTTTTTATTCATGTAATTTCTAGAACCATCTAGTTGAGAAGCAAATGTTCTCTCGTCTGTCTGGTCAGCCGCTTTTGTTCTGTTGTGGCTGGTGTATTGTGTCATTGCAGAAACAAGACCCCAAGCAGTTCCGTTTCTAGATTCAAGATCACCACCAATTAAACCACTTTCAAGAATATTCTCAACAGTTCTGGTTTTAAGCATTTCAGCTTTCTCATCATCAAAGAATCCTCTGATAGCATTTTTTGCTGTGTCCATTGTAATTTGTGTATTAATACACTTGTCTTTGATTCTGTTATATTCTTGTGATTCAGCAATTGCTGCATCAAGTACAGGTTGGACATCACTGAATGTCATTTCTCTCAAGTGTGAGAAACAATTGAATCTTTGATGAATTTGTCTAGTCATTCCGTTTGTGCAAACTAGCTCATTGAACAGAACCATTACTTTTGGAGATTTTGATTCACCGTAGTAATCAGTTACAACCAACCAACTGTCGGTTTTGTCTCCGACATCACTGAATTTTGTTTGATCATTAGTTAGTTTTGATGCCATGTAAAAAGTTTTGCCAGCATCAAATGATCCAACAAGGTCAAGTGTAATTTCTTTTTGACTTGCATCACAGAATTGTCTGAAGTAGTCAATGAATGTAGTTGGCTGAATACATTGACGTCTCTTTCCGAATACCCCTAGAGCATCCATATTATCGCTTCTGTGCCAGATTTGTATTTCTGGATATTCACGATCATCAATTTTGTGAGGTCTGCGGTCAACATTGAAGTTACAGCCGATTGAATTAAGAATGTCCTCGTTAGACATAAATCCATGAACCTCTGCTGCGGTTCCTCTAAACAGTTTTTGATCTGTTTTAGTTAGTTTTGAAGTAGGCATTTGTTTGTTTGGTATCAACAAATTAATTATAATACAATTAATCTAGTTTTAAAACCCCCTTTTTTACACGCAGTAACAATTACTTTTCCTACATCAGAGGGTGTAGTGGCTATTTGCGTTTACGTTCTTTTGCTTGTAACTTTTTACGATCAACTTGTTTCACTTTTTTTGTATTACTTCCGTAATTCTTTTTAGGTCCATTAGTTTCGTTATATCGAACTGCTGATCTTATCCTTGCTAGATCAATAGCTCTTGCCCTTAGTGGGTCAGAGTCATCACTTTTATCAATTATTTTTAACCATTCGATTGTCTGATTAGGAAAGTTGGTTTTAAATTGGTGCAATCTTTCTATCTCACGAACAGAAAGATTAGGAAAGGTACGTTTATAAGACGAATAATCCATTACATAAAACTGGTTTGATTGTACTCTTCTGGCTTTTTAGGCAATGTCCATAAATGTTCTTTTTTACCATAATTGCCCATAACAAAGTCCTTTGTCTTTTCTAGTTTGCCATTATCAGATAAGTTGGTCATTGCTCTTCTGATTGAGGTTATTGGACATTTTAAACCAGAAATGGAAAGAACCATTGATGGACTCAATGGCTTTTCGTACTGATTAAAACATTTCATTATTCTTTGCTCTTGAGTTAGAGCTTGAGCTTGCGATTTGGCAAGCTCATCTGGATTTTCGTCTATTGTGTTAAAAAATGTCATCTATTCCCCATGTCGTAATGAAAGTCCTCTTCTAAATATTTGCTACCATTTTGCTTGATTAGTTGTCTGATAGCATTTTCCGCAGCTTCGATAGTTGGGAAAGTATGTCTGGTTTCGTAATAAGCTGGTTGTCCAGCAGGGTCATAGACATCAAACCCAACACTGAATATTGAGTTCATAATTGTGTAACCTCTGTATTTGTCTGACATTTAGTTGCCCTCCTTATATTCTTGATTAACTTTATAAAGTTTTTTAATTGCTGTTGTAACAAGTACACCCTCTTCCTCTCCAAACATTAAAAGTTGGTTTAGAACATCTTTGATTGGATTTGGTGTTGAGTTGTACATTTCTGCATAGTCATTTGAAATTGTGTTGACCATGTTTTTTAAGATCAAGTCCTCTGTTTCTTGATCGTAGGTTGTTTCGTTTGCCATTTGAAGTCGGTTTTGTTTTGACATATTAATTATAATACAATTAATATTAATTGTAAACCAATTAATTTTGATGTAACATCACAGTAACAACTTATTTATATGCGACATTTAGTTACTGGTGGTGCTGGCTTTCTTGGATCACATCTGGTCGACTCACTAATAAAAGACAATCAAGAGGTCATTTGTCTTGATAATTTCCATACTGGTAAAAAAAGAAACGTTGCCCATCTGATTGGTCACAAGAACTTTGAACTGATTAGACATGACGTAATTGAGCCCATACTGCTAGAAGTTGACCGCATTTGGCATTTAGCTTGTCCAGCAAGTCCTGTTCAGTACCAAATAAATCCCATAAAGACCATTAAAACTAGCTTTTTTGGTACATATAATATGCTCGGATTAGCGAAAAGATCGGGAGCAAGAATACTTTTTACCAGTACATCTGAAATTTATGGCGACCCACAAATACATCCGCAGCCAGAGTATTATCTCGGCAATGTAAATACTATTGGACCTCGTGCCTGTTATGACGAAGGCAAGAGAATATCTGAAACTTTAATGACAGATTATAAAAGAATAAATAATGTACAGATTCGTATTGCTCGTATATTTAATACTTATGGGCCAAGAATGTTAAAGAATGATGGCAGGGTAGTTAGTAACTTTATTACACAAGCATTAGCTAATAAACCAATTACTGTTTATGGAACGGGAAGTCAAACAAGGTGCTTTTGTTTTGTTGATGATATGGTTGCTGGGCTTAAAAAACTAATGGATTCTGATTGTTCAAAACCAATAAACCTAGGGAATCCTGTTGAAATTACAGTAAATGAATTAGCTATGAGAGTAACCAATAAAATAAATTCAGCATTGCCTCATGTAAATTTACCATTGCCAGAAGATGACCCACAAAGAAGAAATCCAGATATAACATTGGCAAAAGAAACTTTAGATTGGTTGCCAACAGTATCACTTGATGATGGTCTTGATGAAACAATAGATTATTTTAAATCACTTAAAAAAATTACTTGGAATAAGGAGGCTGCATACTAATGGGAGCTTCAGTCTTTGAGGTAGAACATAATGGATTGTTTTATGAATTTGAATTTGATTCTGACCATAAATGGACACATCACACAAAATGGCCTGACGGACACACGTCCTATTCTTTATTACAAGGAGCAGGGGGAACTTTAGAAGATGCCAAAAAAAGATGTAAAGAACATATTATTGCTTGGTATAAAAACCCAGAAGGATTTCATGTTGACGATAAATATGTCGACATGAATAATAAATACATTAAAAAAATGCAAAAACGCAAGGAGGACTTAGGTACTGTGATCTCAACTGAATGTTCTTTATCAGAACTAAAACCATACACAAACAACTCAAAAATACATCCAGAACACCAAATTAAAAATTTAATTGCATCAATTAAACAATTTGGATTTACACAACCAATTGTCTGTGATGAAGAAAAAACTATTCTTTCTGGGCATGGTAGATATGAAGCTGCAAAACAAATGCAGATTGATGAAGTGCCAATTCGTATTGTAGAAAATTTAACTGATGCTCAAAAAAAGGCTTATGTTATTGCTGATAATAAAATTGCAGAACAATCTGAATGGGATGAAAGTAAGGTACTAGAAGAACTCGGTAATATATCAAACCTAGATGAATTACATCAAGATATTGTGGACTTATTAGACTACAATACTTTTTCTTTTTACACTGTTCGCAATATGTCAGTTGCAAACTTAAAACCACATCCAAAGAACTATAAAGCACATCCAGCAGATCAACTTGAACATTTAAAACAATCAATAACTGATAATGGAATTTATAGAAATGTAATTGTAGCAAAGGATAATACAATACTTGCAGGGCATGGAGTTGTTAAAGCAGCACAAGCTTTAGGATTAACTTCTGTACCTGTGTTGAAATTAGATTTAGAATCAGATAGTATTGAGGCGGTTAAGTTACTCACAGCCGATAATGAAGTTTCGCATTTAGGCGAAGTAGATGATCGTGCTTTATCCAATATTCTTAAAGAGATCATGGAAAATAGTGATCTCTTAGGTACCGGCTATGATGAAATGATGCTTCAGAACTTGTTGTATGTAACAAGACCAGCATCAGAAATTAAAACTACAGATCATGCTGCTGAATGGATGGGTATGCCTGATTATGAAATATCAGAAGATGCAAAAAAGTTAATTGTTAATTTTGAAACTTATGAGGATAAAAAAGTATTTTGCGAACAAAATAACTTTTTATTTAATGAGAAAGGAACTGAATCTATTTGGTTTCCTGAAAAAGAAAGAAGAGATATGACATCTGTTGGATTTGAGGTAGAAGATGAAGAAGCCTAATTATCCTGTTTATGTAATCTCTAAAGGTAGATATGACTCCTGTTTAACAGCAAACTTTTTATTAAAAGATAAAGTAGATTTTAAACTTGTTATTGAACCACAAGAATATGATAAATATGTAAAACACTACGACCCATCAATAATAATAACTACACCTTTTAAAAATTTAGGTTTGGGTTCTATTCCTGTTCGTAACTTTGTTTGGGAACACAGTAAGGAGTTGGGCTTTAAAAGGCATTGGATAATGGATGATAATATTCGATCTATTCACCGTAAATATAAAAACACAAGAATTAGATGTAATGGCAATATTGGTTTACGTTGTTGCGAAGATTTTACTGATAGATATACAAACATAGCCATATCAGGATTAAATTACGTTTCGTTTGCTATTAAAAGAACACAGCCACCATTTCAGCTTAATGCTCATGTATATTCCACTCTGTTAATTGATAATTCATTAGATATAAGATGGCGTGGCAGATACAACGAAGATACTGATTTATGTCTCCAAGCATTATCTTTGGGATATTGCACTGTCAATTTTAATGCTTTTTTAATAGAAAAAATGCACACAATGACCATGAAAGGAGGTAATACTGACCAACTTTATAAAGGTGATGGTCGTTTAACAATGGCAAGAAGTTTAGAAAAAATGTGGCCTAATGTTGTAGAAACAACAAGAAAATTTCAAAGACCACAGCATCATATAAAGAATAATTGGCAAAAATTTGATACACAATTAATAAGAAGAAAAGATATAGATTGGGAAAATATACAAAAAACTGATAATTATGGATTACGATTAGTTCAATTAAATCAACCAAAAAGTGGTTCAAAAGAGTTAAAAAAATTATTTGATAACTAAATGTCAAAAAGATCAACAAAAAAAGAAGTTGAGTGGAGAGTCCGTAAAGTTGCTGCTCTGAAAGCTCGTAATACTATGCGATCAGAAATTGTCGCTTATGGGGTTAGAGAATGGGGGGTGAAACCTAGAGCAGTTGACAAGTATATAAGTGCTGCAAACGAAGTGATGGCAACAGATTGGGATGTTGACAGGAGACAATTTACTGCTGATGTTTTATCTCAACTTAGTACATTGGCACAAGATGCCAGAAGAAACAATCAACCACATATTGCACTTGGCTGTATTAATACAATGGCAAAAGTTGCTCAGTTGTTATGAGTATTATTGATAGAGAAGGCAGAATACTAGAGTCATCTACTGGTGCTGATTTATGTTGTGACGATATTATTGCAAGAATAAAGGCTGATCTACACCCCGGCCAACTTGCTTTTGTTGATGACCAAGATACACAAATTATTGGTCTTTCTGCTGGTTATGGTGCAGGCAAAACCAGAAGTTTATGTGCAAAAGCTGTTCAGTTAGCAATAAACAATCAAGGTTTTACAG